TTCATTGTCTGGGCATGCAAATGATGCAATGTAAGATTTATATTTCCAAGACAATGGAATGTTGCAATATAAGTAAAACATAAGTGAATGTAACATAAGATACCTCTATGATTAGTATGGCTGAATTGCCATACATAGAGGAAGATAAAGACATGCAGTACGTTACAGTACTGTAGGGATTTATATATGTACTCATCATGGGCATACGTGTGTGAATGTAGTGAGCACATGGGATGACCGAAGAGTGCATGGTTAAGATAGCTGGGTCAGAGAGTGTGCGAGCTGACACTTCTAACCATTCTATCCTAATCCATTCAACTCAACGTTATCAACCCAAGGCAACCCAATTACAAGGGGGGTACTTGTAATATGTTCCTCCCACACACATTCTTGTTACAATTTTGAAAAGAGTATTATGAAACTAATGATTCCTTTAAAGCGTTGTAATATGTAAGTTAGCTATATTAAGTTCAAGTATATTATGAAAAGTAAGCTCAAAAAAGAATATGAAGTGTTCAATATGAATACTGGTAGCTGGGAAAGTAAAGTGATGACCGAGCAGCAGTATGACAAGATGGTACGAGAATCAGAGCGTATTTCTGACTCTATAAATGCTGAATATGAGATCATATCTAAAATAATAGAACAGAATTTAAATATGAGTCAATCTTCTAATGAGAGTATGGATTAATACATAGAGATATATATATAACCATATAGCTATATGACCATATAGCTCTATGTACATATAGCTAAACGTGGAAATAACAAGAAAAATAAATGGAAAAACTGGTAAATATCCAGTATATACGAAAGAACAAGCTAAACAGAAGAAGCTTGATTACGTATATTGGCGTCAGGCTGAAGTTGGCGACTGGGGTTTAACAGATGATGGGTATGTAGCAGAATGCTATGATAGGAAGAACTACACAGATAAGAACGGTAGAGTGAAAACGTTTGTAAAACTTACCTGTGGAGTAGGATGGGATAGTGGGTTCTCAAAAATAAATTTTTTAACAAATCATGAATATGGGGTTTATAGTAAAACGAACCCTAAAAGGACATGGGATGCAGAAGAATCTGGAAAAGTACGTGCTAAGAATACTGTTGCCGCATATGCACAAATGGTGTTTGAGGATGGAAAAGTGGACTATGACGCTCTTGGTAAGATATACAGACCTGACCAGAAAGTCCCCACTGCAACGGTACGCAGATTCCTTAAACAAAAGGTAGCAAAGCGTATGGTGGAAAAGAAAATCAAAGAATTATTACTAGATAAAGCCATTAATAAAGAGTTTGCAGTAGATAATATACTACGTGCACTAACAATGGCTGAAAATAAGGGCGATGTTAATAACTTTTTAAAGGCAAATGACTATCTAATGGATCTATTAGAGATGAAGCCTAGTAAACAGATGATAACAGACACGATACAGGTGGATATGACGAAGCAAATAGCGGATACTATTGCTAAAGAAGAAAAGAAGTTGACATTACAAAGGAAATCCGAGACTAATGAAGCAGCACAATGAAGTAGAAAAAGAATACCAAGGCGTTACTGATGACTATATGAAGAATCAACAGCTAGATGTAGCTATTAGAGCTTTGCATGTAATTGCAGTAATGAACGATACTAAGAATACACATTTATCAACTATCGCCATAGATGCATTGCGTGAGATGGAAACATTTGGCTATCTATATGATAACCTCGCAATGGATTATGATTAATTGTGAGAAACGTGATAAATTTTAAAGAATATTATAAATATGGTGATGAAGCAGAGCAACGCTTTGTTAAAAGCCTACAGGTCTATGGATTTAAAAATAAAAAATCCTCAGATCATGATGATATACATAATCATTGGGATTATATAGTTAATTTCCCTTTTAAGGTAGATGTTAAAAGCTCTAAAAGGTTTAATAAGGAAAATATCCATCCAAATGATGCATATGTTGTATTAGAGATAAAAAACGTACATGGTAACAAAGGTTCTATCTATGGAGACGCTGATTTCTTTGCGTATGAACTACATGATTACTTTGTATTGGTATGCACAAAGGTATTAAGACTGTGGATTGCTACATCGGTAGATATGGGAGATTATGCAGATCATGTACGAGATTCTTATAAAAAAGTATACACAAGAAAAGGCAGAGAAGACCTAATGACTATATTGCCATTAAATGCTATTAAGAAAATGTCATCAAGTATTATATTGAAAAATGTCAGTAAAGCGTAGAAAATACCCAGATAAGTCAGTATGGATATGTACTCCAAAAGGTGGGCTTGTACGTGCATTTTATAATTTTAATAAAAGATTTATTAAATCATATACAAGAGGTGGTGTGCCAGAATTAAGATTATGGGGGTGGGATATTGAAAAGAAGCCAAGTGGACGATAAGACCTACATAAGAGATAAGCTAAAAAACAACATGATTATGTTTGGTAAGGTAATTATGTCTAATATGTTCTCCGCTGCATCTCCTGATTTCCATTATAAGATAGCTGACGCTATTACAAACAATGATAATAAACAAGTTAATATAATTGCTCCACGTGGTCATGCTAAATCCTCTATCGTAGGAGGTGTTTACCCTCTCTTCCACATTATGAATGACAGTGGAGCAAAACTTATTGTGTTGGTGTCCCGTACCCAAGACCACGCCATTAAGCTCCTTGGAACTATCAAGGATACTATAGAGTACAGCGAATCCTTTAGGCAAATCTATGGGTATTGGGGCCAACACAGTGCCAAGCAGTGGGCAAAATCAGAAATAGAGCTTAAAGACGGTACAATGATTATATGCAAAGGTACAGGACAGCAGTTGCGTGGTATTAAAGTGGGAAGTCAACGTCCTACGTTGATTATTGTAGATGATCCAGAAGATGAAAACAATACAAAGACCGCTGAAGCAATGGAACAGAACTTACGCTGGTTATTACAGAGTGCTGTGCCATCATTAGATCCTAAGAAAGGTAAGATCATTGTAATTGGTACACCACAGCATCAAAGATGCATGGTAGAGATATTAAAAGAAATGAAAGGCTGGATTAATATGCATTTTGCTCCAGACCTAGATAAGAATATAGCATTATGGGAAGATTGGCAGCCTATAGCTAAATTAGTGCAAAAGAAAGAAGAATTAGAGTCTATTGGTAGAGCTAGTGTATTTTATCGTGAATATATGTGCCAAATCGTTGGTGATGAAGATCAGCTCTTCCAAGAGAAGTATATTCAGTATCATGACTATGAATTAAAAATTGACAAAGTAGGAAATCATTATCTAAAGAATGATAAAGAAGAGTTTCCTGTAAATGTGTTTATGGGGGTTGACCCTGCTTCTTCGGTTCGCAAGACGGCAGACTACTCTGTAATCATGCCCGTTGCGGTAGATGAAAACAACAAAAGGTATATTCTCCAGTATTACCGCCAAAGGGCAACTCCCATGCAACTTGCAGAAAGCATTATCGAGTATTTTAAGATATTCAAACCAGTAAAGGTACGAGTAGAGAGTGTAGGCTATCAGGAAATGCTACGAGAATACTTGAGACAGCGATGTGATGAAGAAAAAATATTTATATCTGGTCTTGAAATAAAAGAAAGTCCAAGAACCAGTAAGTCTTCACGTTTGGAAACTATGCAACCTTACTTTGCTCAAAAGAAGATGTATATGTTAGAATCAATGTCAGAGCTACGTGACGAGCTTCTATTATATCCTCGTGGGAAACATGACGATCTTTTAGATGGTCTTTTTTACGCAATGAAAAAATGTTACCCTCCTCATCATAAAGGCGTTGTAAAAGAAAATAAAAAGTCTTATACTCTAGAGAATTTGGACGATATAAGCTGGAAAATAGCTTAATTTGGAACAAATCACTTAAAGTAAACGTTTAAGATGGTAAAAGTCTGACTTTCTACATTGCATCAAGATACACATAAAGATACTGACGTACAATTAACACAAGACCTCTTAACTGATTATGCTTCAGCCCGTGAAAACTGGATAACACAAGCAGTAGAGGATAATGAGTTTCGTAATGGCAAACAATGGAGTGACGATCAGGTTACTGCACTTCGTCAACGTGCTCAAGAGCCTTTAGTAGTTAATGTAGTACATTCTGCAGTAGAGCAAGCAAAAGCAATGCTTACTGCTAACAATCCAAAATTTCAATCAACAGCTAGGGAAAATAGTGATGCTAAAGTCGGCAGGATGTTTTCCGATTTAATGGCTTACATATGGGATCATTCTAATGGCAATGTAGAATTAAAACAGGCGATAGACGATTACTATGTTAAAGGCATGGGTGTGATGATGGCTTATATAGATCCCGATGCCGACTTTGGTGCAGGTGAGGTTAAGATTAATGCAATAGACCCACTTGAATTATTTATTGATCCTAGTAGCAAGGATCCTTTTTGCAGAGACGCTGCACATAT